GATCACGACCTTTCCGAATGGCTTTGGCTATGTGGCGACGGACGGGCGGTTTTACGTTTCCGGCGTGGGGCCGATTTCCACCCCGGCGCTTGAGGTCGCGCTATCCCGGCTGACCCCGGTGAAGGTCTGCTACTACGAACAGCGCGGGCATGGGTTCATCTGCGTCATTTTCCGGGATACCCCGGCCTGGTGCTATGACACGGCGACCGGCGAATGGCACGAGCGGGCGCAGGACGAAGGCCCCTGGGTCGCGCGCGAGACGGTGAAGCTGGACACGTCCTGGTATGTCGGGACGAACACCGGCAAGATTGCGCGGTTTTCTGACGTTTGCGAAGACTTCGGCGTCCCGATGGTGCGGCGGTATGTATCGCGGACGCTGGAACCGCTGCGCCGGGTGCGCGTGGCAAGCGTAGAGGCATTCCCGCGCCTTGGGCTGGACGTGCAGGGCGATGGCGACACGACAGAGGCCAAGGTGACGCTGCGCACGTCGCAAGACGGCATTACCTTTGGCGCACCGAAAGACCGCGTTGTAGGCGCTACAGGCGCTTATGACACGCGGCTTGTATGGCGCGAGTTAGGGCAGTTTCGCAAGGCAACGCTGGAATTGTCCATATCCTCGACCATGGACATTCCGCTGTTGTCGGAAGTTGACGTTGCGGTGATCTGATGCTGCGCAGAGATGTTCGATTTGTGGATGCTCAGGGCAACCTGACACAAGCGGGCATCCAGGCGCTGACAACGGCATTCGGCGGCAGCCTTAGCGGCGGCGGGGGTGGCGGCGGAACTGGCGTAACGGACGGCGATAAGGGTGACATCACCGTCACCGGGTCCGGCACGATCTGGACGATTGACGCATTTTCGGAGCGGGTAGACGACCGGGTTGCAAGCCTGCTTGTCGCTGGCACGAATATCACGCTGAACTATGACGACGCGGCCAACACGCTGACCATATCGGCGGCATCTGGCAGCGGCGGATCACCGACTTTTGAGACCGTGGCGAAGAACCTGGACGCTTCCGGCGCAACGCTGAACTACACCGGCGGCGATTTGACTTCGGTGGTCTACGCAAACGGCATCACCAAGACCCTCAATTACACGAGCGGCGATCTAACTTCGGTGGTGCTTTCGGGTGCCACGCCCGGCGGGATCGACTTGACAAAGACGCTTTCCTACTCGGGCGGCGACCTTACCGGCATCACCTACAGCTAAGGAGCGGGAACAATGTCCCTCAGCAACGCCTCAGAAACTGCGCTGTTGCAGCTTCTTTTCAACAACACGGCTTGGGCCAACATCGGCAACGCGGGCGGTCTGCAACCGTCTGGCGCGGCTGGTTCGTTCTTCATTGCCCTGCATACCGCAGACCCCGGTGAAACGGGCGTCCAGAACACGTCCGAGGCGGCCTATACCGGCTACTCGCGGGTTGCGGTGGCGCGGTCTGCGGGCGGCTTCACGGTGTCTGGCAACCAGGTCAGCAACACGGCAACGGTCCAGTTTGGCGAATGCACGGCGGGATCGGCGACTGTCACGCACTTTTCGGTTGGGGTGGCATCATCCGGCGCGACTGAAATCCTGTATCGCGGCGCTTTGTCGGCATCGCGGGCGATTTCCGCAGGGATTACCCCGCTTTTCAACGCTGGCGCACTGACTGGCACGGTTGACTGATGCTGCGTTCTATCAAGGACGTTGTGGACGCTGTGGACGCCGGGCGCGTCCATACGCAACGTTTCTTCAAGAACGCAAACGCGGTGGCGGGTGACAACACCTGGACCGATTGGGCGTTTGCTTCGGGGCAGCCAGCCTATGACGCGCGGATTGGGGATGCGGCGACGTTTACCCCGGCGGTGGCAAGCCGCAATGACGCGATCTGGTTCCCCGACATGGCCGCCGGAATGGAGCGGCGTTTGCTTGAGGCCAACATCTACATCTCCCCAACTGGCACGGGGCAAGCGCGGGTGGAGTGCCAGATTTACGACCTGATCGGCTATTACCCCCTGCTTGATGGGGATAGCACTGACTTGCAGGAGATGGACAACACCTTGCCCCTGCCGCGCTATGCGACGGGCGCGGGGGTGCGGGCGGTTCTGGTCAACCAGGTTGCCCCGGCTGTCGCGGCAGCGCAGATGACCGTCAGCTATACCAATTCTGACGGGGTATCGGGCCGCACGGTTGATTGGTTCACGACCACCTACGGGGTCACGAAGGCTGCCTATACCACGGCCAACGCTGGGGCATCCGGGCCGCTGTTCTGCAAGTTGGCCGAGGGTGACACCGGCATTCGGCAGATCGACAGCGTTCAATTCATCACCCCGCCGGGCGGGCTGTTTGCGATCTATCTGGTGAAGCCGCTGGTGGCGATTGAAAACCGGCACAACAGCGCGGCAAGCGGGCAGTCGGTTAACACGGAACGCAACTTCGCAATGACCAACGGTTTCAACATGCCAGCGGTAGCAGACGGCGCGCATCTGGGGCTTTTCATGATGACTTCGGGGTCAGCGCGGACGGTCTCGCTGTTCGGCAATCTCACCTTTGTTTGGGGCTGACATATGGCAATCCAATCCATCGACAATCTTGTGAACGCCATTTCCGCTGGCCAGACTTCGCGGTTTGACTTCAACAAGATCACCGGCGCGGGCGCTTACACGGCGGGCCGTTCCTATGACATGAGCCTGCTTGCAGGTTCCCCGGTTGCAAACGCATGGGCTGGCACGGCGCTGGCTTGGCGCACCTGTGATGAAGCGACCGGCAACGGAACGCAGATTTTCGGCATTCCGCACGGCGGCAACGTGTCCACCCTGATCAAGCATATCCTCAACATGGGTCTGCTTTCGACGGCTGCCACGGCCATTCCCGGCACCCTCTATCTGGTGGACCTGCAAGGCTACTGGCCCGGCATTTCCAACAACACCACATCAGCGCAAACCCTGACCGGCACCCCGACCTTGCGCTATACCGATGGCGTAGGCTTGCGGCTGTATCAGGTGCAGACTGCGGCGGCTGGTGCGACGGCGCAGAACCTTGCGCTTTCCTACACCGACCAAGCGGGCAACACCGGCAACACCCTGCCCGTCACGGTGTCCATGACCGCATCCGCGATTGTCGGCCATATCAGCCACTCAGGGACGGCGGCGAACAACTACGGCCCATTCCTGCCGCTGGCATCGGGCGATAGCGGGGTGCGCAACGTGGCATCCGTCACCATGTCGGCGGCGAACACCGGCACGTTTGCCTTGTGCCTTGCAAAGCCGCTGGCGCAGATCACGCTTGGCGTGGTTTCGCTCTACCACGAGAAAGACCTGATCAACCAAATCCCATCCATGCCGGTCATCAAGGATGGGGCCTGCATTGTGCCGATCTTCGTTGCGGGTGCTGCGGTTGCCGCCTCGACTACCTTTGTCGGCCATATCGAGACGGTTTGGGGCTGATCAGATGCAATACCCACGGGGCAGCAGATCGGGGCCGGGCTTCATGCCATACCGCTTCATTGCCTCAGTCACGACCATTTCGATGCCGCGTATCCCGCCTTCGGGCGAGCGCTATAGCATGTTCTACAGTGAGACGATCCCGCAAACCGCTTCTGTGCCAGATGGCTATGCACGGGGCGGCGCGTTTACCCTGCCAATCGTGGCGGGCGGCCTGTCATCCTGGCAGGCGGTCATCCAAACGACTGGCGCGGGCGACCTTCTGCAAGGCGGGCCGCTGATCGGAACGGCAACGCTATCCTTCACGGCAGACAACGCGAACGCCTCGCTGATCATCACCCTGTCGGGCACGGGAACGGCAAGCTTTACCGGGGACGCCGGGCTGGCGCTAACCATCGGCCTTGGCGGGGATGGTGCAATCAGCATCACGGGCGGTGCGGGCCTGTCGATGATTGTGCCGGTTGAAGGCACGGGCAGCCTGTCCTTGACCGGATCGGCAGACTTGAAGGGCAACCTCGGCATGACAGGCTCTTGGGGCGGCGCTACCCCGCTTTCCCCGGAAGCCTTGGCCGATGCGGTTTGGGCCAAGCAGAACGCCAACGCGGTGGCATACGGGACCGTTCTGACATCTGCCGAGAAAGCCGCGAAACTGGCTGCGGCCTTGAGCGCGTAGGGAACGACATGGACAGACTTCCGCCGATCAAGATCGCCCAAGGCGAGCCGTTTGCCTACGACGTTACCGTTGTGGGCCAAGACTGGACCGGCTGGACCGGCACGGCGACATTCAAGACCAAACCGCAGGCGCAATGGCGCACTGTTTTGGCCGATTATGTGCAAGAGCCGATCTTGCAGGTTGAAGCGCTTGGCGATGCGGGCGGGCTGTTGCAGGTCGGCCTGTCGGCAGCGCAAACAGACCTTCTGCCAGCCCTGCCGCGCCTTGGCTATTTCCGCACCTGTGTGATGGAAATCAGCATGACAGACGGCACGGACGTGAAGAAATACCAAGCCAACGTCTCTGTGGCGACGGCGATCTGATGGCGGCCCTAAACGACAGCTTCCCCCGCTGGTTTGGCGGGGACGATGGCGCTTGCGCCTTCGCTGCGACGCTGTGGACGGCCATTCAGGAATGGGACGACCTGGAGGACGAAGGCAAGTGCAGCGACCTTAACGGGCTTCTGTCTTGGCTGGCGTTTACGAAGGAATACACCCCCTACTTTGCGGCCCATGCCCACCTTCTGCGGCCTGCACTGTTGCAGATGTATCTAAGCTGGCGGGCGGCAAACGTGCTGGACCGTGGCACCCCGGAGGACCGGGAGAAAGCCTACATGCTGCGCGCGGGCTATTACCAGGTGCTGCACCTGATGGCCTGGATTGCGGGCGGCGACCATGCGGCGGCTGAGTTCGGCCCCGAGATTTTCCGAAGCTACGGCGAGACCGTCGCGGACCTTGAGAAGGAGTTCGGCCCATGCCAAGCCCGGTAGTTGGAGCAGTCGGCGGTAGCATCATCAGCGGCGTTGGGCAGGCTCGGGCGGCCAAGACGGCGGCGCGTTCGCAGGAGGCCTTGGCCAACCGTGATATCGCTTTCCAGACCGAAACGCGGGATCTGATCCGCAACGATCTTTCGCAATACCGCACGGGCGGCAATCTGGCGCAACAGGCGCTTGATTACGAGTTGGGCCTTGGTGCGCGGCCTATGGTTGGCGGCACCCCGATGGCGATCGAGACCGTCATGCCGGGCGATGCGGCCATGACTGGCGGGCAGACCATCGGGCGACCGGGGCAACCCGGCGGCGGCGTTGTTGATATGTTCTGGAATAACCTTGTGCCGGGCGTTGGGGCGGGCAGCGCGGGGCAGCAGGAAGCAGCCTTGCGGGCGCAGATGGCAGGCAATGCCCGCGGCACTGGCAGCGCAGGGCCGATGTTCCGGGTAGGCGGCCAGACCTTTGGCACGATGGAAGACGCGCAAGCCTACGCCAACGCCAACCGCACGGGCGGCACTGAATACGGCGGATTCACCAAAACGCCGGGCTACGACTTCCGGCTGAAAACCGGCATGGATGCGCTGCAATCATCGGCGGCAGCGCGCGGCGGGCTGTTTTCGGGCGCGGCAATGCGGGATTCCCTCAAGTTCGGGCAAGACTACGGGTCAAACGAATACGGCAACTACCTGTCACGCCTCGGCGCGCGGGCCGACACCGGCATGAGCGCGGCCACCATGTCGGGGCAAGCCAGCCAAGCGGCGGCAGGGAACATTTCCAACGCATTCGGCAACATCGGCAACGCGCGATCCGCCGGGGCCATCGGGCAGGCCAACGCCTTGAGCGGCGGTATTCAGAACATCCTCGGGGCCTGGAATTACCAGAGCAACCTGAACAGATCGGGCGGCGGATCACCCCCGCCGCAGCCGTGGTTTGGCGGGGGGCGGTAATGGCTGATTGGTTCATTGATGGGCTAGTCCAGCGCGGCGTTGCCCCACACATCGCCGAAGCCTTCGCGCTGAACGCCCGCGACGAAAGCGGTCTGAACCCCGGCATCAACGAAATTGCGCCCATTGTCCCCGGATCACGCGGCGGCTTCGGCCTGATGCAATGGACCGGGCCGCGCCGTCGCGCGCTTGAGGCTTTTGCGGCTGAGCGCGGCGTTGCGGTGGATGACCCCAACCTGCAAATGGATTTTCTGATGACCGAATTGCAGGGGCCGGAAGCCGCTGCATGGAACGCCATTTCCAGCGCGGGCGACACCGGCACTGCGGCGGCGGCAATCGTCAATAAGTTCCTGCGCCCCGCAGAAAGCCACCGCGCGCGGCGTGAGGCTGCCTACCTCGGCGGCAAGGCATATGAGCCATCCGGCGCGATGCCATCAGGGAGCGCCCCTGCGGCACCTGGGAACGCGCTGGCGGGCATGACGGCCCAACCGCAGGCCCCACAGCAGAACGCCTTGGCCGTGCCGCAGCCATTCGAGATGGTGGATATGCGGCAAGACCCCCGCGCATTCTTCAACGTCAATCGCGGGCGCAATGCCCTTTCCTTGCGAGGCTGACCCATGGCGCTAAATCCGCAGATCATTCTGGGCGGCCAAACGCCGGACATCATGGGCGCGCTGGACCGTGGGCGCGTGGCGGCTGAGGGGCAGATCGGCCTGAACCGACAGAACGCCCTTGCCGCGCTTTACCAGGATCAGGGCGCGCAGATCATGGCGGGCGACCAGAACGCGCTGAACGCTTTGGCCCGCATGGACCCGAATGCAGCCTTGGGGACGCAGCAGAATATTCTTGGGGTGCAGTCGGCCCGGCAGGACATGGACTTCACGGCTAAGAAAATGGCGGCGCTGGACACGGCAACGCAGCGTGAGGCGGAAGCCTACGCCAAGTCGATCAGCGCAGAGCAAGCGGCGCAGGAAGCGGCGGCCCTTGAGGCTGGCATCAAGCAGGCGCTTGCGGCCCCGACGCCGGAAGCCTTCGACGCGCTGATGGTGCAAAGCGGGCGGCCTGAAATGGTCGGCCAGTTTGACAACCGGGAAGTGCTGGCTGCGCAGTTCATGAGCGTAGCGGAAATCCTCAAGATGAACGCCGGGCCGGAACCGCTTTCGCCAGCCGACCGTTACAAGGTTGTCGGCGGTTCGCTGTTCGATCTTGGCGCGGAAGGCGGGCCAACACAGGTTGGCCAGGGTGCAATGCAGGAAACGACCGTATTTGGTCCTGACGGCAAGCCCGTCATGGTGCAGGGCGGCCCCGGCACATCGGTCAAGTTCACCGAAGGGCAGAGCAAAGACAACGTATATACAGCGCGGGCAGAAGGCGCTTTGGCAAAGCTGGAACCTGTGGCCGAGGCCCTCACATCCCGCACCGCGCGAGTGGCAGAAATGGTGCCGCTTGGCCTGGCGCGCGGATTTCAAGGCGATGAGTTCCAAGTCGCCATGAATGCCGGGAATGAGTTCCTGCAAGCCATCTTGCGGAAGGACACCGGCGCGGCGATCACGGCAGACGAGCAGCAGCTTTATGGCGTGACCTACCTGCCGCAGCCTGGCGACGGGCCAGCCGTATTGCAGGCCAAGGCAGAAGCCCGTGTGCGGGCAATCGAGGCAATCCGGTCTGGCATGAACGTTGACCAGCTTTCAGCGGTTGCGAGGGCGGATCAGGCGGCTATTGCGCGCCTAGCAGCGATGGACGGCACGGCAGAGCAGCCAAGCCAAGCCCCGGCGACCGGCGCGCGCCGCCTGAAATTCAACCCTGAAACCGGGGAATTGGAATGATCGAGGTCGAACTGCCAGACGGCACGATTGCCGAGTTCCCCGAGGGGACTTCGCCCGAAGTCATGAAAAAGGCGCTTGCCCGGTTCAAGACCGGCGGCCAATCCCAAGCCATGACCGAAGGGCTTTCCAGTCTGTCAG